GCACTTTCATATAAATTGCAGAAGATGGTTGAAGCTATGAGCGGCGGGGAGAAACCAAACATATTAGCTTGTGGACATTATCACAAAAGTGAATATTTCTTTTATAGGAACGTTCATATTTTCCAGACTTCAAGCTTTCAAGCACAAACGCAATGGATGAAGGGTAAGGGTATAGCTGCAAGTATAGGCGGATGGATAGTTGAAATCAATGTTGACAATGAAGGCACAATAACAAGAATTAAGCAAGAATATATACCTTTTTACAAAGCAATTAAAGACGATTACAAGAATTGGAGAGATTTTTAATCTCTTTTTTATTTTATAAACAAGGAGTTAACAACTTGAATGATGACTTATTCATCAAAGATTGCGGAAGTTATTTCACAATATCAAATCTAAACGGAGAACATGAAAATCATTGCCACATTGACAATAAAAAGAGTGCTGAATTATTCAAGAAGCAAGTTGAACGAAAGATAGTGCCAAGAGGAATTTATTTCAGAAGTTGTGCGTTAAGGGTAACGATTGATGAAAATTATAAGGAAAAAATACTGATAAAAGCAGCAAAAGATAAACAGAAACAGCTATACAGAAATATCAACAAGGGTGTGAGAGTATGACTATTGGCGAATATATACAAGAAAAAGACAAAGAAATTTATAAAAAACTAATGAAACTGACTAAGCCCAAAATACCGTTGGGTGATAAAATAGAAAATCTAATGTACCACGATTCTTATAAAAGAGTAAACCGAAGAATACGACAACGGTAATATCTTATCCGAGGCAAGAATTGCGACAGCCTACCTCCACTGTCCTATCTTGCCTTTTTAAGTAGGTGATAGAAATAGATAAACTAACAGAACAACAACAACTTGCCATAGCAGCAAGACAAGAGTTGGCAAGGAGAGAGTTAGAACGTAGGAAGATAAAGAATGATTTAAAATATTTCATACACAATTACGTCTACATTGAAAACAAAGATGGTAAAACACCTGAAGAACGTTCTATCTTGTTTAAATTATTTCCCGAACAGTTAAGAGCATTAGACGAAATGATTAAACATAAACTTAACATTGTCATTAAAGCAAGGCAGTTAGGTATTACATGGCTAATAATTTCATACGCTTTACATGAATGTTTTGCTATACAACAGTTTACAGTAGCATTACTTTCACAAACAGAAGATTACATGAAAGAAGCAATAGACAGGTTTGAATATATACTCATTCGTTTGCCTAAATGGTTTATACAAGAGAAAAGCAAAGAAACGGAGTCCATTGCAAATCTTTTTTTATACGAGAAAAAATCAGCAGAAATAACAATATATCACCCTGTAAACGAACAAGGAATAAGAGTTGAAAGTCATATAAAAGGACTTGTATCAACTGAACGAGCAGGACAATCATTAACCGTTGACTTGCTATTATTTGACGAGTGGGCGAGACACGATAACGCAGAAGCGGTATTCTCTGCTGCATATCCTACAATTAATAGACCGGATAGTGGTAAGTTTATAGGAGTATCGACAAACGAGAGAGGTTCGTATTTTGAAGAAATTATAAATGATTGCTTAGATTCAAACGAATTTGGCTTTCATTTAATATTCCTATCTTGGAAAGCAGACCCACGAAGAACAAAGGAATGGCACGAACAAACTAAGAAAACATTAAAAAATACATGGATGTTAAACTATCCAGAGAAAATAGAGGATGCGTTATCAGCAGGAGAAATGACAGCATTTCCGGAGTTTTCAAGAGAAACCCATGTATGCGACCCGTTTCCAATTCCTAACCATTGGATTAAGTGGGGAAGTGTCGATAACGGCTTAGGCGGACCAAGGGACCCGTTTTGTTGGTTTAAAGCAGCTATGAGTGAGGATGGCACCACTTATATTTACTATGAGTACACTTGCGAAAAAGGAAAGGGAGATATTGTTTATTATTCAGACCAAGCAAAAAAGTTTATGGAGGATTGCTTAATCGACTTAACAGAAGAAGGAAAACAAGAAATTGAGGGCTTGCACTTAGGATATAACACTGATTCATTAGAATTTACAACTAAAGAAAATTTACAATATGTAGTATTTGGGTTAGACGCCTTCAATAAAGATACAGCAAAAGGCACAGGTAAAAGTTTAATGGATATTTACAGAGAAGCAGGGTTTAATTATCCAACAGTAAGAGCAAACACAGACAGAAAGTTAGGAAAAGACATAATACATGAGTATTTAAAACCATATCCTAACGGAATTGACGGTAAAAAGACAGCTAAACTACAAATATTCAGCACTTGTAAATACATTATAAAGCATTTACCTAAACTGACAGTAGACCCTAACAACCCTGATGTAATAGCAGGAAATTCAGCAATAGATAATACAGCAGACGCATTAAAATATTTACTCATAGGAAGTCCAAGACACAATACAAAACCAATAGAACAACCTGAAAATATCATACAAAGGCACAAGCATGAGAAAATAAAAAGACTTAAAAAAGGAAGAAGAAAAGGAATAATTAATTAGGAGGATTTAATGTTTGGAGTAACAAATGTGTCGAATAGGCACTGTTCAGCAGTAGGTTGTAAGAAAAATGCAACATATGTAATAGGCAACACAAAATATAAATACAACCTTAAAAACTTATTTTTATGTGACGAGCATTTACAAATTGCTTATGACAAACTCAAACAAATGTACGGTGAGGCATTTAAACCTACCGTAGACGAACGAAATAGCGAAAGTGGTATAAACGGTCAAGAACTATTAAAAGGCTATGTAAAACTCGTTTACGAGGCTAACGGAATGTTATCTAAAGCAAAGTTAATTGAATTTTGTAAAGACAACGGAATTGAAGTACCCGAAGAAGCTAACATGAAAAAAATAATGGAATGTATATTGCCAGAATTGGAGGAGCTATGAACATACCCGGAGTAGTTAGAATAGGAAGTTGTTATTATGATGTAGAATTTACTAACGACACCTTAACGGTAGACGGTAGAGAGGTAATGGGAGTTATTGAATATTACAATCATGTAATAAGAATTAAAATGGGAATGGGTGACGTTCAGCAACAAGAACAAACATTCTTACATGAATTAGTTCATGGCATAATAAGGGATAGAGGAATAGAATTAGGAGACCAAGAAGAAATTATAGTAGACAAAATTGCAAAAGGATTGCACCAAGTAATATTAGACAATCCAAGAATGTTTATAACCGAAAAAGAGATTGAATTTGAGGGAGAAGGTGAGGAAGAATGAGTTTACCAAGTGCAGGAGTAAGGTCAGACTTTAGACGATTTAAAGAATTAAAGCATGAAATCGAAGAATTAGAGCATGAAATCGAAGAATTAGAGAATGGATTAGAGCATGAAATCGAAGAATTAGAGAATGGATTAGAGCATGAAATCGAA